AAGCTGCTTGGTTTCCGCGTACTGGGCTTCCTTGCTGTTGAACTGGTACGGCTTGATTTCCATGCCGTCCTCGAGCAAGGGCATCTTGCCGGCCTGACTGCCGCCGCGGCCCCAGCCTTCACGGAATGCCGTGAGGAACGCCTTTTTCTGCTCCTCGTTCCACGGCTGAACGTTCGCGGGCCTTGTCAGGTACGCGTTGAACCGCCCGGAGCTTGTCCAGATGCTGGTTCTGAATTTGTCGGCCTCGATCTGTTCCTTCAGTGTCTGCCGCAGTGCCGAGATGGGCGACTGATATCCGCCCGGGTTGCCCGGCGCGTACATTCGGAACTGGACGAACTCGGTGCGCGGAATTTCCACGTATCCGCCGGAGCCCGCCGTAATCCGAATAGAATCAGCGGCATAATTTGTGGAGCACTTCGTGTCAACGATCCATTCGCGGGGAATGACCCTCAGCTGGTACCCGCTTTCGCTGTTCACGTCCGGCAGGATCCAGAGGGTCGCCACGCCCATCAGGAGCAATTCCGTCGTGACGGCGTTCCACAGTTCATAAGCTGTCTGGTCGCCGTTCGGGCGGTACAGCAATTTAGCAACAGCGCTTTCCCTGTCCCTCTGGCGGTCGTTCTCCCCGTCCCTGCGGTAGACCTTCAGGGGCAGTTGCGCCACCGAGTCCGACAGGAAAGACACGACCGCGTGCAGGTTCGCCTGTGTTGCGTACAGCTGGCGGGCGGTCAGCCCTTCCACGATTGGGTTCTGCTCCGGAACCAAGCTCACGTGGATTTCTGGACGCCGCCCAAAAAGATCACGCAGTCTTCTTGCCATTTGTTTTCCTCCGCGCTCACACAAACATTAGGCTTGCGCCGTTCGCATAAGCACTCTCATAGACTTTTGTTTGTTCTCGTTGCACCCGCGTTGCCGCAGTAAACGCCATGATGCACGCAAAAAGCGGCGCGATGTCGTCCGGGCTCTTTACTCTGTCCGGCACGGCAGCTCCGCCGCCCATTTGTCTGATTTGCATAGTTTTTGCCGCCTGATCGATAAGCGGCTGTGGAAGATGGTATATCCGCACGCCGCCGCGGGCAGTCTCACCCGGTACGGCAGGAACTGCCGCCGCCACGCCGTCCCAGAATTTGCCCCAGCCGGTCGGAAGGTCTGAGCCCTCAATGCTCATCCGCTCCACGCCGCTGATGGTGCATATCTGTTCGGCAAGTCCGCAGACGGGTGCGCCGCGCCCCTGGAACGCCAGACGCATTTTCTGCTTCATGGCGCGCGCCCGGAACCAATCAAGTGCCCATTCGGAGCCGTTCCTGCGGGCAACAAGCTCGATATGCCAGTTGCCGTCCTCCCGCAGTCCGCAAACGCCGATGGACGTCCAGTTGCGGTCTGCCGACATATCAATCCCAAAATACAGGTCGGACTCCGGGGCGATGCCGGAGTGCTCATCCACGCCCGCGTCCCATGCGCCGTCGGGGAAGGGCTCAGGAAGAAGATGCTCAACCCACTGACACAAGCATTCCGTGCGGAATATCCGCTCTGGATCCGTGCGGGCGGCAGACGCCAAAGCGCGTTCGCTCAGGAACCCATATCCCAATGATGGGTTGGCTTGAGCCCATGCTTCTCTGTCGTTGACGTCGCAACCCGGCTCCGAAGACCACTCAAACAATCCGAGGGACTCATCAATGTCTTCAGATCCGAGAGCGAGCCTATTGCCCGCCACGCCGTCAGGATCTCCGAGCTGAGCGTGCGCTTGCAATCTCAAATGCCGAAGCACAACAGACGTCTGGTCACCGGCATTCGATACCGCTACTAGAATTGCGGAAGGTCGTGCAAGCATAGTTTTTGAGATTGCGCTCCAGCCTTCCCAATCGGTCTGTTCCCGTATCTCATCCATGAGAATAAGATCCGATGACCAACCACGGCCCCGTCTGTTTGTCGCAACGACCTTCCACCGTTCGCCACCCTTTAAGATGTACTCACGTTTTCCCGCCCCTCTCAGTGCCTTGACGAATTCATCGTCGAGCATCGGCGTTGACTCGATAAGCTCGACCGCTTCTTCGAACGTGTCATTCGCTTTGTCGAGGTTCTGGGCGGTTCCTATCACAAGCTTCGTCTCAAGCACGTAGTTGAAAAAGAGCCCAAGAAGCTTGAACCAGTACGTTTTTCCGTTCTGTCTTGAGACAAGCACGATGATATATCTAAATCTAAAATTCCAATTTCCGGGAAAGTCGCCGATGATCTCCAGGGCATGGATGCTTAACCACTTTTGCCATGGGAGAAGCGGCTGGTCGAGGCTTTCACAGAAATCTATGAACATATAGCCAAGGCTCGTTTCCGGCGTGAGCTCTCGAAGTGGCGGGGTGAATATCCTGGGTGTTTCCTTCCCTTTGATCATTTTGCCGCCCTCAGCTTCTCCCTCATCTCATTGATCGAAGTGGTTTTTGCGGAAGTCTTATGCTGGTCAATGAGATTGTAGAGATTGTTCAGTGTCGCCGCATAATCGCGGACGGTCGCCCGGAACTCCTGAGTTGCCGGGTTTTGCCGAAGCATACTTTCGCCGGTTCCGACAGTAACCATCTGAGCCAATGGCATTTCTCTGTATTCTGGTATCTGCTGTTCAATCTTCTCCTGCATGGCAAGAACAGCATTTGCAAGTGTTGCCACCTGCGGTCTGATATCCGCGCTCACATTGGCGCAGATCTTCTCAACCTGCGTCATGAAGCACCTCCTCCAATCTATCGCCTTTTAGCGAATTGCAAATATGATGTGCAACCTGCATATTATCCCAAGTATGAGTGCCGCCTTTTGCCAGTGGGATTATGTGGTCTTTGCTTGGGTATGTTGGCCCACAATGTCCGCTATAGGTGAGGTCATTCCAATCGCACATTCCGCCGCAGATAGCACACCTCAGTCCATCCCTCTCAACAAGTTTTTTGAGGGTAATTGACGGGTCGTAAGCGCACCCATACTTCTTTGCTCTATGGCGATCGTTGTCATTCACGCCGCGGCGTTTTCTGGATTCTCGCTCTTCCCGCCTTTTCTTTAGCCGCCTGCACTCAGCGGAACACACGCCACCGTCTTGCGCTTTTTTTAGCCCACAGGACTCTACGTATTCCCGGACGGTGTATGCTTTACCACACACTTCGCAAATTCCAGAGCGATCCAAAAATGCTTCGTGTTGTTCGGCGTAAAAATCCCTTGGCGGATTGAGCAGGCGGAACCACTCTTTTTCAAGCGTACGAATTTCAGCTTCGTTTTTCTTCCTCTCGGCCTGCCGCTTTGCGTTCTCAGCCTGTTGCTTTGCGGTCTCTGCCTTCTTACATTCCGGGCAAGATACGCCGTGACGCCAAATGAAATCGACCGTCCTGTCGAACCTTGCTCCGCACTTACAACACTCTACCGTTGCCTTGCCATTTTTGTCGGAATATCCGCCGATATACTTGAAGCCCATCCCGGCAACATGCTCAGCAAGCCGCCGTTCAGCCTCTCTTTTCATGTCTTCAGCTCTTGCCGTGCGAAAATTCCGCCCGTTCGTCAATCCCCTTAATTTCGCGAGGTTGTTGACCTGCCCTTTTGATACGCCAAATCGTTCCGACGTTTCCGCCACGGAATGACCTTGCACATAATATTCCGCGACAGCTTCGGCTTGTGGACTATTGATCCACGCGCCTTTTACCTTGCCTTTTGCCATATTTATACCCGCCTTTCGGTATCTTTCGCCTTGTGCACGGCGCACCAACAGCCAAGGCAAACTGCTTTCGGGAGCTACCCTAGGTGCGCCAAAAAAATGTTCAATGCTCAGTGAGTGAAGACTCTTGCGGGCCGGCGGAGTCTGGCCGGGGGCGCACTACGAACTTTGAATGGCCCCCTTTACTTCATCGACCGCCCACCACGCCGAAAATCACCATATTCTGCTCTGCATGCCGATGATATTCTCACCATTTGTTCCGTCGCCGCGGCTTCGATTGCATCTTTTGTGTGAAGCTTTGATGTTTCCGAGGTCGAGTTCCAGCGAAGGATCTTTTGCAACTGGAATAATGTGATCAGGTTCCCA